TTATTGGTTAAAAGTAAAAATTGATACCAACGCTGGTATTGGTAAAAAGAAACGCAATGAGTTAAAAAGAATTATTGTTGAAGCAATAAAAGAAGCTAATAGTTAATCTTCTAGAATCTTTTCAAAGATATCTGAAATATCCATTAGAGAATCTATACGTAATAACATGTCAGCAATATGCTTACTGACATAAGGTTTTTCTGCTCTAGCTGAGAAAGCTAATGCACTTCGTAAATCATCTTGAGCATCTGATAATGCTTGTTCAACTGGTTTAGTTAAAGACATGACTATTTAATATCGACGTATACTCTATTTATAGTCGATAATTAACTAATTGTCATTTAACAGCATGTAATTGAGGTTTTAAATATTTGTTGATAATAGAGATTTGATCTTCATATCTAGCAATCTTATCTAACTCTTCCTGTATTGCTCCAGTGATATCGGAATGCTCCCCAATACCTGCAGGATTGTTTAAATAAACTTCGACATTTGTAAGATGTATTTGTATCTCTCCATTGGCATGAGCTAGGAGGGATTTGATGATTTTTTCTCTGAGGTTGACCATTTACTATTTAAGCTTTCTTCCATTATGACCATGTGCTATCCCTAATTCATGCATTTTTGCATGTTCATCTATTGCATCTTTTAAATCTTCCTTACCAGCACCGAATGTTAAGTAGATTCCATAACCTACTAAGAACAATAATAAGCCTAAAATAATGGCTATTAACTGCCCTTGAGGTGGGAGTCCTTCATAATGACCATGTGGTATTAACAAATTAAGTTTGAATTAATAATGAAGTTGATGAAACAGCTACACCAGCTTTCACACTTTTCAATGTTGATGCTGTTAAACTAACATCTCCAGTATTTGTAACAAAGTACTCCTTCCCTGGTGTCAATCCTGATTGAGTAACTGTATTACCAACCACATTTATCGTTGCTGTAGCTCCGTTACTATAACCAGCTGAAGAAAAGCCTACAACACCAGTATCTTGGATGTCTGAAGCATTTCGTAAACTAACTTGATAATGTAAATCACCATCACGAGTGAAAGATATAATAGCTTTCTGACCTGGATGCCAAGTTCCAAAAGCATTATATCCTTGAGATTCAAGAATATTTTCTGCTGAGTTATCAGAAGCATCATTTTCTAATGTAATTGAATTATCAGCAGCGATTCTGAATTTATTTAGTCGCACATAGTCATTAGATGAACTATTACCATACTGGAAGATGTGATAAAGCATCGCTCCATCGCTGGTATCATACAGATCAGCATGTACCAGATTTCCGCTTCCTTGGTCGTCTGGTAATGTGTAGTTTGTACCTTGAGTTCCCATATTAGTAGCAGATGTTGGCTTCCAAATTGCTAAGAAACCAGACTGATTATCTGAACGATAAACATTCAATACGACTTGACTACCTCCAATACAAACAGCTGAAGTAACTCTTTGGTTGGTTTGGTTATGTGGATTAACTTCATACAAAGTTCCAGCACTCATAGTATTAGAACCACCTGGATCTAATACCAATCTTGCTTCCATTCTTCCACCATGAGTATGGTTGGTATAAGGAACAAAGAAAAAACTCTTATCTGATACCCAGCATCCATCACCAGGTTCACAACTGTTAGTAGTTAAGTTTGCTAAACTACCTCTTGTAAATGAGTTACCGTCAGAAGATAAATAACCTACAAAACCTGCTAAGTAATTACTGTTGTTTTGACGTTTATAAAAGAACCCATATCTAACTGTCCCTGTGACATTTATCATCGATGGACACTCTATTCCATTTTCAGGGAAAGTTGTTGAACTTTGTAAAGTTAATGTTGTCCCACTTGCTGACCAAATTCTGATATAACCTGTTCTATTACTACCTTCTGAAGTACAAGTAATAAATCTATCTTTACTAGCATTGTAGTGAGGAGGTGATTTAAACATACTCCCACCACTAGATACACCATGACTGACCCTAGTTCCCCATGTAATTGAAGAACCGCTAATAGTACCTATTTGTGAATAATGAGTATTGTTATCACCCTTATAACAAACAAAAATTCTGTTGTTTGTAGAGTCATAACAACCCATTGCAGTAGCATTTTCAGTTGTTAAAGTTTGCAACGAACCTAAGCTCTTAGCTTGACCAGCAATAGCACTAACAGTACCGTCTGAATTGATTTTTACTGCTTTTCCTATAGTTATTGCGCCACTTGCAGTAGCCGTTATGGTTGGAGCAGTAGATAATGGAGAACCATCTACATTAATTGCGCCCGTTACGTTTATTCCACCCGAAGTTGTCTCTAATTTTTTGACATGATTATGGTATAGCTCTACGGCTCCGTCAGATATAAATTTCGCCATCCATTCAGTTTGTGCTGCATTTTGGATGTTAACTTGACTAGAAAGTATCTCTAAATTTCCTGTTCCAGAATCTTGTATATATGAGTTTGATCCATTATGAAATATTTCTAATCCATCAGTTGTTCCAGATGCACCACCAACAAATAACTTCTTATTGTCTACTAAATGTATATGTTCTGAAGAAGTCCACGCATCCGTAGCGTTAACCCAGTTAAATGTCTTGTCTGAGGCTCCTTTAAGCGTCCAGCCCCCTCCGTCGGCAGTCGTATCTGATGGGCTAGAAACCTTGCCTATAACTACGTTTTTGTCCTCTACATCTAACGTCTGAGTATTAATAGTCGTTGTTGTTCCACTGACTGTTAAATCACCCGTAATAGTGGCATTAGTGGAAACAGTTAATGCACCTGTTACAGCTAATCCTGTAGAAGATACAGTTGCTTTAGTTGAACCACCTACTTGTAGTAGTAAATCTCCAGTGCCAGCATCGTTAATAACAGAGTTTGAGCCATTATGAAACACTTCTAGGTCGTTGCCAGTTCCCCAACGAGCCTTAACGTTGTCGTTAAAATCAATTCCTGATGCACCACCTATTGTTACGGATGCCCAAGTTAAAACTCCTGAACCATTTGTCTGTAAATATTGTGAAGCACTTCCGTCAGCAGCAGGGAGCGTCCATACCTTATTAGTACTTACAGTTGATGGACTTGCAAAACCTACATAATGTGAACCATCTGCATCCTTTAACCTAAGATCCCCTGAGAAAGCGAAATTACTGCCTGAAATTTTGCTAGGTGTTACTGACGCATCTGGAATAGCCGCCTGATCTATAGTGTCACCCTGCATCATGATCCAGCAAGAAAGACCAGCAGCTGGAGCCGTAGTAAAGGTTATCTGATTACCCGCAGTCGTAAAGTCTGTATTTGGCTTCTGCATTACACCACCAAGACTCACAAAGAGTTGGTATGGCGTCGCAGTGGCAGTAGCTACCGATGAAACAGTTAAGTTGAAAGTTGTAGTACTTCCGTTAAAGCTACTAGATATATCATCGAAGAGCTTATTCTCTCCTCGTGCCAGCTGTCTTCCAATGTAAGCCATTTAGTTATACAACTACTAATTATTTTTTCTATTCTAAAGTGGCTAATCTATAGAGCCTTAACTTGGTTTCGTGGGCCAAGTGATTGTCTCTGGAAAACTTGATTGAGTTGGTACATCTCTCAACGCCTGACGATATGCTTTCCATTCGTCAGACAAAGTGAGATCTGAACTTGCCATCCAGTCAGTTTCTGCTAATAACATATCTCTTTTAACTCTTCCACCCTCTGCTTTTAAAGCTGTAATTTCTGATGTAGTAGATGCATTAGGGTTACTCAAAGTTGAACCATCCCAAGTCCAACCAATAGCACCCTCAGTTCCATCAATTAAATCTGGAAAATCTGAAAGACTATCGACAATAATTGTGCTGGTAACAACGCCATCCTTAACTACGTGTGCTCTCATTTATCTGTACTCATATATAACTACTATAACTTTATTTATACTCATATACGACCACTATACCTTGATAGCCCGCACCACCAGGGTGATATATATTTGATGCTCTATGACCACCGCTACCACCTACACCGTAAATATCTCCATTTACATTTGTTACT